GACGGCAAGGTCACCTGGTATCAGGAGGTCAACGGCAAGGAGATCCCTGGCAGCCGCTACAGCGTCAAGGAAGCCGAATCGCCATGGCTGCCGCTGCGGATGTACCGCGTCGATGGTCATGACTACAGCCCCGGCTATGTGGAAGCCGCCTGCCTGGCGGACCTGCAGACCGCCGAGGCCTTGAGCCAGGCGATTGCCGAGGGCGCGCTGGTCAGCGCCCAGGTGAAGCACCTTGTGAATCCAGCCGGTATCGCCAATCCCAAGAAGCTGGCCGAGTCCGCCAACGGCGCCTACGTGCCTGGCACCGAGAAGGATGTTTTCACCTTGCAGACCAACAAGGCAAACGACCTGCGGGTGGCCATGGAAGGGCTGGCCCGGGTAGAGGCCAGGCTGCAGCAGGCGTTCATGCTGGCCGACGTGCGCGATAGCGAGCGCACCACCGCCGAGGAGGTCCGGCTCCATGCCCTGCAGATCGAGAACAGCCTCGGCTCGATCTATTCGATCCTCACCACGGAGTTTCAGCAGCCCTATGTGAGCCGGAAGCTGGCATTGCTGATGCGGGCCGGTCGGATGCCGAAGCTGCCCGACATGGTGAAGCCGGTTGTGAGCGTGGGTCTTGCCGCCGTTGGCCGCGGCAACGACCTGGAGAAAACGGCCCGCTTCATGCAGATCCTGCAGCAAACGATTGGCCCTGATGGCATCGCTCAGTACGTGATGCCAGCCGAGCTGATTCGTCGGCTTGCCGCCTCGATGGGCATGGACATCCTCGGGCTGGTCAAATCCGACGAGCAACTGGCTGCTGAGCAGCAACAGCAGCAGCAGATGGCCATGGCTCAGCAGGCGATGCAGGCCGGCATGGCCGATCCACAGAAGCTGGCTAACGCCGCGGCGATCAGCCAGCAGATGGCGGCACCGCCGCCTGACCAGCAACCCACCGACCAACCGACTGAACCTGCATGACCACCACCCCAACAGAACAGGCCGATCTGCGTTCAATGGTCGCCCCCGGTCAGGAGGGGATCTTTGACGAGTTCCTGGCTGAGCTGGAGCAGCAGGATGCGGCCATCGCTCAGGCCGAGGGCCAGCAGAGCGCGCCGGAGCCGCAGCAGGAGGAACAGCCCAGGCTGCTGGCTGGCAAGTTCAAGACCCAGGAGGAGCTCGAGCGCGGCTATCTGGAGGCGCAGAAGCTGCTCTCCAGCCGCGGCCAAAAGCCCGCTGAGCCAGAGCCGTCCCCGGCGCCCCTGAGCCGCGATCAGGCGGTGGAGCAATACGGGGATTCGATCGTCACCGCAGCCGAGGAGGCTGGAATCGATCTCGGCGCCTGGGACCAGGCGGTGCGCCGCGGCGATGACACCGGTGAGCTGCGGCAGAAGCTAAGCCAGCAGACCGGTATTCCTGCCCAGCTGATCGAGCAGTACGAGGCCGCCTTTCGCCCCCAGGGCAACTCTCCGGCCGCACCGGATGGTTCGACCCAGGGCCTCAGCGATGAGGACGTGGCCGAGCTCAAAGGCTTTGTCGGCGGCGAGCAGGAGTTCCAGCGGCTGAGCCAGTGGGCTGTCGCCAATCTCGATGCCGGCGAACTGGCCGACTACAACAGCGCCGTGGACAGTGGCAACAAGGCTGCCATCAAGTTCGCGCTGCGGGCGATGCAGGCCCGCGCCGGCAAGCCCCAGGGTGAGCCGGAACTGATCGGCGGCGGGCGGGCGCCGAAGCAGGACGTGTTCGAGACGCAGGAGCAAGCGCTCGAGGCGATGCGCAAGACCAACAGCAACGGCAAGCGCCTCTACAACGTCGATCCCAAATACAAGGACTGGTTCGAGAAGACTCTTGCGCGTAGCAGTTTCACCGCATAATGGCTGCATGAGTTGAACTGCACAGGTGCAGTTGTGATGGATCTCCTTCGGGAGGCACCCCAGATCAGCACGCCATGAGGCAGAAGCTCGCAATCCATTAGGCCAATGGCCACCCTTACTTCTCTCGACCGTCTTGGTCAGATCAAACAGAGCGGAGCTGTTGATGCTCTGTTCCTGAAGCTCGGCATGACCGAGGTTCTTGACGCCTTCGACCGCACCTGCGTGTTCAAGGGCAAAGTCAAGGAGCGCAACATCCGCGGCGGCAAGTCTGCTGCCTTCCAGGTGTCCGGCCGCAACGCAGCCGCCTACCACGTGCCGGGCCAGCCCATTCTGGGCGACACCCGCCCGGAGTTCACCAGTGATCGCAACGAGTACATCATCAACCTTGATGGTCTGCTGGTTGCGTCTGACGTGATCTATGAGCTCGATGAGCTCATGAATTATGTGGATGTTCGGCAGGACACCACCCACCAGCTGGGTCAAGCCTTGGCCCGCGAGTGGGATGCCCGTGCCGCCCGCGTGATTTACGGCGCCGCCAAGACCACCACCGAGCCGCTGGCCTCTGCTGGCGCCGTAGTGACTGGTTCGATCGCCACGACCACCCTGACTGTCACCGCTGTCACCAGCGGTCGTCTGGTGGTGGGCCAAACCATCAGCGGCTCTGGCGTGACTGCTGGGACCACGATCGTGGCTCAGCTCACCCAGACCAGTGGTGACGCCCCTGGCCTGCGCGGCACCTATACGGTGTCGGCATCGCAGACCGCGAGCTCCACCACCATCACCTCCGCGGGCGGCCCCAGCGCCGGCCGCGTTGGCCAGAGCAAGACCCTGAGCGGCACCTACCTGTCGGGCACCAACAACGCCCGCGGTGATGAGCTGATCTCGGCGATCTCCGGCCTGAAGGTGTCCATGCAATCCAAGGACGTTCCCGTGGACGACCTGGTGTGCGTGGTGCCTCCGGCTGAGTACGACGCCCTGCTGGACTCCAGCCGTGCGATCAACGCCGACTTCAACGGTGCTGCCGGCCCCAACGGCACTTTTGCCGATGGCCGCATTCTGCGGGTGAAGGGCATCCCGGTGGTCATGTCCAACCATGTCACCCAGCAGCCCTACACCAACACGAGCTACGACAAGAACACTGACTACGCTCAGGACCTGTCGAAGTGCCGTGGCATCCTGTTCCATCGGGATGCAATCGGTGTGCTCACCCTGCGCAACATCGGGCTGCAAGTCACCCCCACTGGCGGCGACTTCAACATCATGTACCAGGCTCACCTGTTCGTAGCTCGCATGGCCATTGGCATGGCGAAGCTGCGGCCCGAGTGTGCCGGCGTGATTGAGCTGCCCTAAGGTTTGCCAGAGCCCTCCGCGGGGCGTCGATGGGGACGAGGCCCTCACCGCAAGGTGGGGGTTTTTTCTTGGGCCGATAGCATGAGCACAGCACCCCTGCAGTTGTGCTGTGCCCGTCGCCAATCAGGCCCTGACGCCAGGGCGCACCACCCTGCTGGAAGCGGTCAACACGCTGCTGTCGGTGATTGGCGAGCAGCCGGTCAACACGCTCGAAACGCAGCAGATCACTGAAGCCCGCTGGGCTGAATCCACCCTGCTGGAGTTTCACAAGGAAGGGCAGACCCGCGGCTGGAGCTGGAACAGCGAGCTGGCCTACGAGTTCCCCAAGGATGCAAGCGGCCAAATCACGGTGCCGACAAGTCTGGTGTCGTTTGCGCCAGATGCCTACGAGTGGGCCGGCCGTTTCCAGCTGCGCGGGCAGCGGGTGTATGACCGGCAGCAACGCAGCTACTCAATCGGCTCAGATGTGGCCTCTCCGCTCAAGGCGGATGTGGTGTGGCTGTTGAGCTGGGACGACAGCCCTGAGGCCTACAACCGTTGGACCACTATCCGTTCAGCGCGGGTCTTCAGTGGCCGGGTGCTGGGAGATAGCAACTCGGTCCGCTACACCGCGATGGATGAGCAGCAGGCATTGATCGAGCTGCAGCGTGTTGAGCTTGACCAAGTGCAGGCCAACAGCCTCACTGGCGGCCCTGGCTTGAGGCCATTCCCCACGTTCTCTCCTGGCCTGGGCCTGCTTGGCCGCAACAGGGGGTACATGCGTGGCTGAGCCCGTCTCCTTCACGATCCCCAACCTGTTCCAGGGGATCAGTCAGCAGCCTGATGCGCAGCGTGATCCCTCTCAGGGTGAGGTCCAGATCAATGGCATGTCCTCCACGGTGGAGGGGCTGCGCAAGCGCGAGGGCAGCAGCTGCATTGCCAAGGTCAGCAACGCGCCCTTCGGGGATGTGCTGTTCCATTCGATCCTGCGGGACAGCAGCGAGCAGTACCTGGCGGTGATCGCCAAGACGGCGATCAGAGTGTTTGCCCTGGACGGCACGGAGAAAACAGTCACCGCTGCGGCAGGGGCTTACAGCTACCTGTCGTCGGTGGTGAGCGCCAAGGCCGACATCAGGGCCGCCTCGATCGCGGATTACACCTTCATCAGCAACACCAAGGCGGTGCCAGCGATGAACGCTGCGGTGGCCCCGGCGGTTGCCCGGCCTGCCAGCAACGAAGCACTGGTGTGGGTGAAGGCCGCCAGCTACGGGCAGAAGTACATCCTCAACGTCAACAGCCAGCAGGTGACCGTGACCACGGCGGTCGCGCCTGTGGTGGTGTCTGGCACCACCACAACCGAGTACCGGATCAGCAGCGCCGAGATTGCCAGCCAGCTGCGCGGCGCCTTGCTTGGTGGCCCGGTGACTGCGCTGACGGTGGTGGGATCTGCCACCACGCTCAATGGCACCGTGACAGGCGTGGCCACTACCACCGACGAAGGCGGCAGCGGATTGACGGTGAACGTCACTGGCAACGGCACAGTGGTGACGGCTGTGGCGATCAACGCTGCCGGCACGTCCTACCGCTCGGGCGACAAGGTTTTCGTGGCCCGCAACCTGCTGGTGGGCGGCACGGACACCACAGCAGTGCGCGTGGCCACGGTCAACACCGCGACCGCGGGCCCGCTGACGGGAGTGAGCATTGAACGCAGCGGCTCGGTGCTGCATCTCACCAGCAGCAGCTCCATCACGCTGGCGGCAACAGACGCCAAGGCCAACGCCGACATCACGGCCATTACAAACAGCGTGCAAGCGTTCACCGAGCTGCCGACGATTGCACCGACTGGCTATCAAATGGAGATCGTGGGTGATCCCAACAATCGCTTTGATGGCTACTACGTGAAGTTCGTGCCACGCAGTGGCAATTTTGGCGAAGGCAGCTGGGAAGAAACCGTCAGCCCTGGCGTGCAATACCAGATTGATCAAGCGACGATGCCGCATCTGCTGGTGCGACTGCCAAATGGCACCTTTTGGTTTGGCCCGGCCAATGGATCTACGCAAGGTGGCGTGACAATCCCCAGCTGGGGACAGCGGGCAGCCGGCGACTACGACACAGCGCCGGATCCCAGCTTCATTGGCTACCCAATTCAGGACGTGTTCATCTACAAGAACCGGCTCGGCTTCTTGGCAGATGAAAATGTCGTTCTCAGTCGAGCGCGGGACTTCTTTGAGTTTTTCCCGGAAACCGTTACCGCTGTGCTGGACAGCGATCCGATCGATCTAGCTGCATCCAACAACCGTGTCAGCGTGCTGCGGTATGCAGTGCCTTACCAGGACGAACTGATCATTTTCTCTGATCAGATTCAGTTTCGTTTCAACGCAGCCGAGACCGTGCTGACGCCTGCAACGGCTCAGATCACGGTGCTCACCAGCTACGAGATGGATCCAAATTGCCGGCCGATTCCGGTGCAGGGCACGATCGTGTTCTGCCAGGCGAACGGTCAGTGGAGCCTGTTCCGCGAGTTCAGTGTTCGCGGCGCAGGCACGGCATTGGTGGCTGATGCGTCTGATCTCTCGGTGTACGTGAGCAGCTATGTGCCATCAGAGGTGTTCAAGCTGGCAGCAAATGATACGGGGAATGCGTGGTTCGCATTGTCGGGCAAGAGCGGCTACCTCGATCGCATTTATGTCTACAAGTATTTCTATCGCAATACCGGCAGCGGCATTGAGCGAGCGCAGAGCAGCTGGAGCTACTGGGAGCTCAACGGAGCAACCGAAATCCTTTCCATGCTGTGCGTGAAAGAGGTGTTGTATGCCCTAATCCGCTACGGCAGTGAGGTGTGGCTGGAAAAGCTGCCGGTTACCGATCGCATGAGCGATGCCAGCCCGGCACCTTACCCGCTGCTGCTGGACCGCATGGTGTCCACCACCACGGCGACGCCGGCCGCCATCCGGGTTGCAGCGGGCTCCTTCAGCGTCGTCACAGGGTTGACCA